ACAACACGGCAACCGAGGATATGCATGCAGATTTTTATGACCTGTGCCGAACAGAAGGTATCGAAAAAATTATTAAATGTTATCTGCATCCGCATACAACCTCGACGGATGACTGGGTAACGGAAGCCAATCAAACTATTGTCAGCGGCGCGTTTGGATTATGGAATAAGAGCATGCAACAGTTTTGGGATGACCGAAAGGTTGAATATATATCAAGTCTTCCAGGAATTCGCGGTGTCGATTTCAATAAATGGGTCGTTAATGGGACTCCGTTCTACGCGACAAACGCCGGCGATGGCCTGCATCCATCCAACGCAGCGCACCAGCTAGCCGCGGTAAATGTGCGCGCTGTGGTTGCAACGGTAACGCTTGCATCATGATCACCGTCATCATTCTTGTGATATTGACTGCTACTACGCCGGTCCCAAACCGACTCGATACGTCAGGCTGGCGGCGCTCGGAAATTGTAGCGCCGGACATGAAGTCGTGCTTGAGATCGATAACCAACGCAATCAAGAATGGGTGGCTCACGGATAGCGGACCTCGGATCGCGTGGTGTCAGCGGGACGGACCTGTTCCTGGCGGGGTCGAGACCGTGCCCTGCGATGACGGGAAAGGCGCTTCAATGGTGTCGATGCTTCCAAAGTGCAGATGATTACGGGTTTTCAAGTCTACTCATGGCAAATGCCGATCCGCAAAGGTTTGCCGATTCGCCTGCGCAAGCTCGGGCACGCCTACCACGACGCGAGCAAGCAAAAGCGCAAGCTCGCGCAACGCTATGCCGAGCGGATGCAGGCAAAATATCCTGAGCGGGATATCAGGGTCTGTGAAGTGATGCGGTAGCGCAATGTTCACCGAAGATCTGGCGGTATTTTTCAATTCCGCGGAACACGCCGTCAACGCGCTCTACAACGGGGTGACGACGATCCAGGTGATCTTCGATCGGGCATATCTGTCGCAGCTCGGTATTGCCGGCACCAACCCGGTCGCGCTGTGCGCCGCGTCGAGCGTCGCGGCGGACCCGACCGGCAAGGCGCTCGTGATCAACAGCGTGAATTATTTGATTCGCGGCTTCGAGCCGCAGGACGATGGAGCGGTGGTGCTGCTGCAGCTGGAGAAACAGTGAGCGGAGAGCGGTAATGGGTGATGAGTAATGAGTGATGAGTAATGAGTGATGGGTCAAAACCGCTCACCCTTCACCCTTCACCTTTCACCCTTCACTCATCACTCATCACCCTTCACCCCTCACCCTTCACTCATCACGGATTTTGAACAATGGCCGATCACGTCAGGGAGCAGATCACGGTGGCCGCGATCGCGGCAGTCACGGGGCTTACGACTACATCAACGCGCGTCTACCGCGATCGCGACACGGATGCGCAGCCGCTGCAGGACGTTGAGGTCCCGGGGCTGGTGGTCGAGGACGACGGCGAGCCGGCCGAGGTCGTGACGGTCGATGTCGCCGGCGTGATGGAACGCGATATGAGGCTGAAATTGACTGCGCACGTGAAGGCGCTCACGCCGTCCACCACGCTCAACAAGATTCTGAAGGAGATCGAGATCGCGCTCGCCGGGGCCTCGCTCGGTGGCGCCAAGTATGCGCACTTGATCGAGGTCGCCGGCCGCGAAACCTCGAAAGCGGCCGAGACGCCGATGGTGCGCCAGGCGTTTCATTTCACGTTGCGCTATTACACCACGCGCGCCGCGCCGGATGTGGCGCTTTAAGGTAAGGGGTAATGGGTAATGGGTAATGGGTAAGGGGTAAGGGGTAAGGGGTGATGGGTAATGGGTAAGCGGTGAGCGGTTTTGACCCATCACTCATCACCCATCACTCATCACTCATCACCCTTCACCCTTCACCCTTCACTCATTACCCATTACTCATCACGCATCACGGATGTTTAACACGAAAGGAGAATCACCATGTCACTCAATGTCTCGATGTGGAGCAAGGTCTCAATCGCCGTGCAATCCGCGCTCGCGGCGGCGCTGACGATCACCGCCATCACCAAGGCCAATCCCGCGGTCGTCACTTACACCGGCGCCGATCCGAGCAACGGCGATTTTCTGTTGCTCACCGTACAGGGGATGTTCCAGGTCGACGGGCGTATTTTCCGGGTCGCCAACGTCAACGCCGGCGCGAACACGCTCGAGCTCGAGGGCGAGGACAGCACGCTCTACGACACGTTCAGCTCGGGAAGCTTCGAGGTGATCACCTTCGGCACCACGCTGGCCGCGACGTTGGGTCTCGCCTCGTCCGGCGGCGAGGCGCGCATGGAAAACATCACCACCATCCACGACGACCGCGATATCGAGGTGCCGGGTAATTCTTCCGCGATCAGCTACACCCTGGACAACATCTGGGATGTCGCCGATGCGGGTCTGGTAGCGCTGAAGTACGCGAGCGATAATAAATTAAAACGCGCGATCCGGATCACTTTCGCCAATGCGCAGAAGGTGCTGTTCACTGGCTACATTGCGTGCAGCCTGCTGCCCGGAGGATCCGCGCCGAGCAAGGTCACCACGCCGGCCGCGATCAGCATGTTCGGGCGGCCGACGGTGTACGCGACGTAATGGAAACGGGAGCGCAAATTCTCGCCCGCTATCACGCCGCGCGCGAGTTCGAGGTCAAGCTCGGCGCCGCGACGTTTCGGCTGCGGCTGCCGACGCCGTTCGATGAGCGGCGCTGCGCGCTGGCGCTCAATCGCACGGACGGCGAGCTCGATCAGAGCGCCGGCGCGCAATGGATGCGGGATCTGACCGCGATTGCGCTCGTCGGCTGGCAGGGCGTCACGGTCGGCGATTTGCTCCAGGACGGGGATGCGGCCGCGCTGCCGTTCTCACGCGAGATGGCCGCGGCGCTCATCAGCCGGCGGATCGATATTCTCGATGAGCTCACGCCGGCGTTCGCCCGCGTGCGCGATGAACGCCGGTCGCAGCTTGAGGCCGACGCAAAAAACTCGGCGAGCGCCTCGAATGGGAGCTAGGCGCGAAAACGCGCCAGAATTTCGTCAACGCGGGCCTGGGCCCGCTGCTGCACGAACCGGCGCCGTTCAACGCGCCGGCGCTCGAGGCGCTCGACATTTGGACCATGATGGGAAGCCGGCTGCGCATCGAGGCGCTGCCGGCGATATTGGAATTCGCTCCGGTGGAGGATCCCGCCGCGCTGGTGGAGCTGCTGCTGGTGATCGCGGACATCGTGCGGCGGGCAAGGTAATGGGTGATGGGTGATGGGTAAACGGTAAACGGTAAACGGTGAACGGTAAGCTAAGCGGTAAGCCCTTCACCCTTCACCCTTCACCCTTCACTCATCACTCATCACGGATTTTGAACAATGGCTGAACAAAACCGAATCGATTTCAGACTCTCCGCCACCGACGAGGCGAGCGCGGTATTCAGGCGCGCGCAGACCTCGCTCGGCGGCATCATGACCGCCTGGCGCAGCCTCAGCGGGGTGCTCGCCGCGACCGGGCTGGGAATCGCGGCGCGGGAGATCACGAAAGCCACGATCGACGCCGAGCGCGCATCACTGAAGCTCGACGCCGCGCTGCGCTCGACCGGGCATTCGGCCGGCATCACCCGCGCCGAGATCGAGGCCATGGCCGAGCAGGCCAAGGCGACTACACCGTTCGACGACGATGAGATCCGCAAGGGGATCACGGCGCTGTTGCGGTTCCGCGAAGTGCAGGGCGATGTGTTCCGCGATATAGTCAAGATCGCGCCCGATCTCGCTTCGGCGATCGACACCAATCTCGTCGATGCGTTCACCAGACTCGGCCGCGCGGCACAGGATCCGGCAACCGGCATGAGAGGGTTGCGCGAGGCCGGCGTAAAACTTTCCGAATCGCAGACCGAGCTTGCGAAAAAACTACAAGAGACCGGCAATTCCACCGCTGCAGCGCGCATCATGCTCGAAGAGCTCGCCAAATCGGTCGGCGGATCGAGCGGAGCGGAAAACCAGGGAATTCACGGCGCGAGCAAGGCGGCCGCCAAAGCTTACGACGATTTTCTCAAAGCGATCGGCAAAACCGAAACCGTTCAAAGCTCGACCAAGGCGTTTTTCAGTATCCTCGCCGAGTCGCTGAACGATATCAAAAATATCGTCGAGGTCGGCGGGTGGATGGAAAGGCTCAACGCCCTCGGGGTGTTGTTGACCAACCGGACCGGAGTCATAAACGCCGTCGGCGCGCAACGCTTGTCGGCCGCGCTGGCGGCCGGCCGCCCAGGAGGCCCCTCGATCGAAGATCAGGCGCGCGCCAACAAGGCCGCCGCCGCCGCAGAGTCCGAGCGCATGCAGGCGGCGCTGCAGGCGGAGGTTGACAAGAAAACCGAAAAGCTGCTCAAGGACCGCGAGGACGAGGCCAAGCGCCAGCAGATCAAGCAAAAAAAAGAGGAGGCGGAAGCAGAGCAGAAATTCCTGGAAATTCTCGCTCAGGCGAGGATGAAGCAGACGCAGATGAGGGACGAGGAAGCCGAAGCGCAACAGCGACGCCAGCAGGAGGAAGCCGAGCTATTCTCGACTGCGGCGCTGGCCCGGGCGAGAGCGCAAGACGACGCCCAAACCGAGGCGCTGAAAAAAATCCAGGACGAAGCCGAGCTATTCTCGACTGCGGCGCTGGCCCGGGCGAGAGCGCAAGACGACGCCCAAACCGAGGCGCTGAAAAAAGTCCAGGACGAAGCCAAGAAATCGGAAGACGCGATCAAAAGCCTGGGGTTGAGCTTCGTCTCCGCTTTCGAGGACGCCGCCGTCGCCGGGAAAAAGCTCTCCGAGGTAATGAAGGGCCTGCTGCAGGATATCATCCGGCTCACGATCCGGAAACTGGGCACCGAGCCGCTGGCGAATGCATTCACCGCGATCATCGGGAGCTTTTTCCCGGCGTCCACACCAGGGTCGGACGCATTCTTCAACGCCTGGGAAACCGAATTCGGCGTCGGCCGGGCGATTCCAAAGTTCGCCGCGGGCACGCCTTTCGTTCCCCGCGACATGCTCGCCATGGTGCACCGGGGCGAGACAATCATTCCCGCCGGCCAGAACCGCGGCGGGGACATGATCTTCCATTTCAACTTTTCCGGCGGCCCGCCGCTCGATCCGCAGACGTTTATCGCGAACGTGAAGCCAGCGCTCGAAACGATCGCCCGCGGCGAGATCGGCAAGCAACTCCGCAACGGCGGCGTGCTCGCGTGAGATGAGCGATTTTTCGTATCAGCCCGCCTACGGCGTGCGGATTGAGCGCGAGCCGCGGGTCGTTGCCGCCGAGTTCGGCGACGGCTATCAGCAGCGCGTCGGCGACGGTATCAACACCGATCCGCAGACGTGGGAGCTGAGCTTCAACCGGTTGCTCGCCGACATCGATGCGATCGAGGCTTTTCTCGCGCTCAAGGCCGGCGTCACGGCGTTCACCTGGACGCCGGAAGGCGGGAGCGAAATTTCGATCGTCTGTCCGCGCTGGCAGCGTATCAAGTCAAGTCATTCGGTCGAGAGCATCAACGCGACCTTCAAGCAGGTGTTCGAATGACGATCGCCTCCGATCTGCAGAAGCTCGCACCGGGCGCGCTGATCGAATTATTTATTCTCGATGCGACCGCGCTCGGCGGCGACGTGACGCGGCTGCACGCCGGCACCAACGAGCTGAGGGCATCGGTCGTGTGGCAGGGGGCGACCTATGCGCCGTTCCCGATCGAGGCCTCCGGGTTTGAGCTTTCGGGCCGCGGCGCGCTGCCGCAGCCGAAAGTGCGGGTCGCGAACGTGACGGGGCTCATCACCGCGCTGTGCATGGAGCTTAACGATCTGGTGGGCGCAAAGTTCACCCGCAAACGCACGTTGGTCAAGTATCTCGATGCGGTGAACTTTACCGGCGGCGTCAATCCGACGGCGGATGCGACGCAGGAATTCCCGGACGAAATCTGGTACGTGAAGGGCGTGAAGCTGCCGCGCCGGCAGATGATCGCGAATGTGTGCTCGTGGCTTTACCGCGGCCCCGAGTGCGGCTACGCCGGCGGTGCGGTGGCGGACATCAACGATGTCGCGACCACGGTGCTCGCCAACGACCAGTGCGGCAAGCGGCTCGCGAGCTGCAAGCTCAGGTTCGGCGAATTCGCCGAACTGCCGTACGGCGGTTTTCCCGGCGCCGGCCTGGTGCGTTAGATAGTGGAGGCCGATGTCCTCGCGGCGTTGCGCGCCCATGCCGCGCGTGAAGCGCCGCGCGAATGCTGCGGGCTTATCATCGCCCGCGCCGGGGCGCATGAATACCGCCCCTGCCGCAACCTCGCGGCCGACGGCAATCAGTTCGCCCTCGACGCCGCGGATCAGGCCGCGGCCGAGGACGCGGGCGAGGTCCTCGCGGTGTGCCATTCGCACCCGTTCGCGAACCCGGCGCCCTCGGCCGCCGACCGTGCGATGTGCGAGGCGACCGGGCTGCCGTGGGTGATCGTGAATCACCCCCTCGGCACGGTGTGCGAGTTCGCGAACGGG